CCCGGGTTCGCACGCCTATTTCCTCAACACCGACTATCTGGAACTGGTCGCGCATCGTGACGCCAACATGACCATGATGGATGAGCTGCGGAGTGTAAATCAGGACGCAGTTGTCATTCCTGTGCTCTGGCAAGGCAACCTCACGTGCTCGGCTCGATTTCTTCAAGGGGTGCTTAAGAGTTAATAAGGGCATGGTAAAATCATGGTGTTATCCACTGAAAGGAAGACACCATGAGTTTCCGCGACCTGATTGGCAAGCGTTTCGGAAAGTTGACCGTGCTAGCGGTCGCGAGAGAAGGAAAGCAAGGGGTGATGCCACTTATGCATTGCCGGTGCGATTGCGGAGGAGAAGCAATGCCGCAACCGTATGCGCTGACGAACGGTCGCACGGTTTCATGCGGCTGTCACCGTCTCTCGCGGATCACGAAGCATGGTCAAGCGTATGGGAAGAATGGCAGTAAGACTTATACGGCATGGTCACAGATGAAATCTCGCTGCGACAATCCGAAAAACAAGTTTTACGGCGATTACGGCGGTCGAGGAATCGGCTACTGTGAAGAATGGAAGGATTTCAAGGCATTTTTTGCTGACATGGGTGAAGCGCCGGAAGGCCTGAGCCTGGAACGCATCGAAAATTCGAAAGGTTATTCTAAGGAAAACTGCAAGTGGGCTACTCGAAAAGAGCAGCAAAACAATCGCAGGAATACCAAGATGATCGAGTACAACGGTAAGATGTGGCCCAAGCAGATAATTGCGGCGGAATTCGGAATCGACCCTTCTACGCTGATGAATAGACTGAGACGCGGCTGGCCAATTGAAAAAGCTCTGACGCACGAAGTAGACACACGCAAGGCAACTGCTTCTAAACGATTTAAGGAGTCACCATGACTACCGCTGCATCTTCCTGGCCGCAACTGGGCACCCAGCCCGTCGGCAACTTCTTCATCCCTGACACCACTCAGCGTCACAAGCTGGGTGCCACCCTGTCCGTCGTCGATCCGTTCTACGGCGGTCAGGAAATGATCTATCTGGCGATTCCAGCCTCGACCGCGCTGAACGTTGGTCACGCTGTCACGTGGGATATCAACAATCAGATCGTCGCGCTGCCGAATACCGCAGGCCAAGGCGTGCCGGTCGCACTGGCGCTGAATGCCGTCGCTTCGGTTGCCAGCGTGCAATATAGCTGGTTCGTGATCGAAGGCCAGACGCTGGCTTGGTCGAACGCTTCGGTTGCTGCTGCCGCTCTGATCGGCGTAGTTGCTGCCGGCCAGCTCGGCGCCGTGGCCAACGGCAAGGAAATCCTGAATGCGCGCGTCGCCGCTGCGGCCACCACCACAGTTGCCAAGACCAACACGCTCACGCAATCGGGTTCCACGCTGCTGCGTTGCTCGCAAGCCGGTACGGATGGCTGGTTCGTCGGCATCGCCGTGTCGGGCACCGGTATCCCTGCCTCGACCACGGTGACGGCCATTGACCCGGACAATCGCACTGTGACGATCAGCAATGCCGCCACGGCGACCGGTTCGGTGACCGTGACCGGTACGCGTAATGATGGCACGAACTTCTTCAACGTCGTGACCATCGACAGGCCATTTGCTCAGGGGCAAGTGACCTAACAGAGCAGTAACGGGAAGCCCTTCGGGGCTTCTCTCACTTGGGACTTGGAGGCTAACTACCTCCCTTTTTCCCGAGATAACTATATTCCTCCCAAGGACGACACATGTACGGAACTGTTGGCATTCAGCAAGGCGGCATGCCGCACATTCGCTTCGAGACGCGCTCGGAAGAGGATCGCAGCGAAAGCATTGCGCAAGAGCGCAAGGTGTACAAGGACGTGGACTGGATCATCGTGACGCCGCACGGCTCGCGCGATTCCAGCGAAAACCACGCCGCCCAGTGGATCGCCAACAAGCAGAGTCAGGCGGAACAGGGCAATTACGATATCGAGTGGGTGCAGAAATTCCGCAAGATGTACGAGATGTACAAGGAAGGTAAAGAGCTACCGGTGGAAGGCACGCCGCTGGCCATGCTGCCGCATCTGTTTTCGCCGGCAGAAATCGCCAATTGCAAGTCGCTGCATATCCTTAGTCTCGAAACGCTGGCCACAGCGAACGAGGAAGTCATTGCCCGGCTCGGCATGGGCGGCCGCGAGATGAAGAATCGCGCGCAAGAAGCGGTCAAGCACGCAGGCACCGGCTCGGGTGAGGCGATCAAGGTATCTGCCCTGCAAGCGGAAAATGCCGACCTGAAAGACCGCATGCGCGATCTGGAAGGCGTAATCCGTGACCTGCAGGCGCAAATGTCGGATAATGTGCCACGACGCGGACGACCGCCGAAGGAATAATCCATGACCTGCCTGACCATTATTCAGGATGTGGCGCAACGCATTAATCTGCCGAGTCCCACATCTGCCGCGCAGTCCGCTGATCCCGCCATTATCCAATTGGTGGCACTGGCGAACAAGGAAGGCGAATGGCTGAGTAACAAGGACTGGCAGGTTCTGACGAAAGAGACGTCGTTCCTGACGACCGCCGTGCAGTTGCAGACGACCTTGTCTGTGACTGCGCCCGGCCTGAAGAACATCATCAACGATACTATCTGGAATCGTGATCTGCGCCGTCCGGTCTACGGGCCGATGACGGCGCAGCGCTATCAGCAGGTGCAGGCGGCAGTCTTTGCTGGCCCGTGGAATCAGTTCATTATCCAGGGTGACCAGATCCTGTTCTTCCCGGTACCGGTAGCCGGGCAACACTGCTTCTTCGAGTACACCACGTCAAACTGGTGTACCTCGTCGGGTGGCACGGGGCAAGCGCGTTTCGTCATGGACAGCGATATCCTGCTGCTGCGCGAGGATCTATTCAAGCTCGGCGTAGAATGGCGCTGGAAGAAAGCCAAGGGTCTGGAATACGCGCAAGAATTCGCGGATTACGAAGACTTCATGGCCGATGCGCTGGCGCGAGACGGAACCAAGGACATTATTAATATGGGTTCGGCGCGCTACGACGTGTTTCCGGGCATCTTGGTGCCGTCTGGTAGCTGGCCGATCTGATGGTACGCGTCGCCCAACAGCCCAAGACCCGCGCGCAAGTCGCGCGCACGGCTTCCATTCCCGCCCCGATTGGCGGCTGGAATGCACGCGATTCCATCGCCAACATGGACCCGCAAGACGCGGTGATCCTGCAGAACTTCTACGCCACCACGTCTAGCGTACAGCTCCGGCAAGGGGCAACGAATTGGGCCACCGGTCTTGGCACGCAGGTCAATAGCCTGATGGCGTTCAACCCGAAAGCGGGCACGCCGCAGATGTTCGCCGCAGCGGGCACGAATATTTACAACGTGACCGCCTCTGGCCCGGTCGGCGCGGCGGTGGTGAGTGCGCAGACCAGCGACAAATGGCAGCACATCAATTTCGCCAATGCAGGCGGCTCGTGGCTGCTGCTGGTCAATGGCTCGGATTCCGGCCAGAAGTACGACGGCACGACCTGGTCGCAGATGGTGCTGACAGGCGCGAATTCGTCCGACATGACGCACATCACCCCATATGCCAATCGGGTGTGGATGATCCAAAAGCAGTCGCTGACGGCCTGGTATCTCGCCGTGGGTTCGGTGCAGGGCGCGGCCACGGCGTTTGATTTGACGCCGGTTTTCTCGCGCGGCAGTTTCCTGGTGGCGCTGGGGGTCTGGACGGTCGATGCCGGGGATTCCTCGGGCATGACCGACTATCTGTGCTTCGTCACCAATCAGGGCGAAGTGGCGATCTATCAGGGTTCCGATCCGAGCCAAGCGAGCACATTCAGCAAGAAAGGCGTCTGGCGGCTCGGGGCGCCCATGTCGGCGCGCTGCCTGATGAAGTTTGGCGGCGACCTGCTCTATGTGAGCCGCGATGGCCTGTCGCCATTCACCAAGGCGCTCGCCTCATCTCGCGTGAATACGCAGGTCAACCTGACCGGCAAGATTGACGGCGCGATCAATACGGCCACGTCGCTTTATAGCGGCAATTTCGGCTGGCAGTCGCTGCTGTTCCCCGGCAACAACATGCTGTTCCTGAATATCCCGGTCGCCTCGGGTTTTCAAGAGCAATATGTGATGAATACTATCACGGGCGCGTGGAGCCGCTTTACCGGCTGGCCCGCGAATTGCTGGGAATTGTTCAACGAACAGCCCTATTACGGTGCCAATGGAGTGGTGGTACGCGCTTGGAATGGCACCTATGACGATAATGGCTCGGCCATCGTCGGGGAAGCGCTGCAGGCGTTTTCGTATTTCGGCACGCAGCAACTCAAGCAATTCCTGATGGCCCGTCCGGTGATCCAGACCAATGGCGCCCCGGGTATCCAGATGGGCTTCAACGTCGATTACGACACGACGCCGCCTGTGGGCACGCCGAGCTTCTCTGCGCCGGCCTTTGGTCTGTGGGATGTGGGCCTATGGGACGTGGCGCTATGGGGATCAGACGCCATTGTGCGCAAGGACTGGCAATATATCTCCGGGGTCGGTTATGCGGGCGCCATGCATTTCCGCATTGCCTCGCTGGATGCCTCGGTGAATTGGGTGAGCACCGATATTGAAATGCGCGATGGCGGCGTGCTTTGACCGGTGAAGCGCATTATCATCGACCAATCCGAAGCCATTACCAATTGGGTCGCGGCCAAGATTGGCGAAAAGTCGATTCCGATGGCTTACGGAGTCGGGCTGGAGTATCAGGGCAGACTGATTGCCGGAGTGGTCTACGCGCAAAAGACGCACTCCAATGTGCACATGCACGTCGCGTCAGATGGCTCCCGGCAATGGATGACGCCGGAATATCTCGGGTTTTGTTTCGCATACCCGTTTAATCATCTAAAATGCGAACGAGTAACCGGATTCGTCCGGGCAGACAATATTGACGCACAACGATTCGATGAGCATCTAGGCTTCATCCGCGAGGGACGACTCCGCCGCGCATGTGCTGATGGAACAGACCTAATCGTTTACGGCATGCTCCGCGAGGAATGCCGGTTCCTGACAGGCAAATATCATGCGGCAT